TCCTGTGAAGCTATCTAGCATTTTACGATACAGCGTATCGTTTAAAAATCCGTCAGCTCGGCCTTGAGGAATAAGTTGATATTCAACGTGCACGGCTGCTTCGGTAAATTGCTTATCAAACTCAATGTGAAAGATAGTGTCATCTGCTGAAATGTATTGCAATCCATTATAGATAGCAATAGTGCTAGAATTAATAGGTGCAATGTATGCAATACCACTTGCACGTGGATTTTCTATGTAATTTCTCAGTGTGTCAATACTCAAAGTCTTACGTGCCGCAGTAGCCACTGTGTTAATTCCAGTAACCCAGAAATAATATTGTGTGGTCACAAATCCTTGATCACTCAATGATGATGAAATTACATAGCTAGTGATATCTTTAGGCATGCCCGGGCCTGTGTAATTTGCTGGTGCAACATCACTTACTATCCATTGATACATATCTACTGTGCTACCAGGGAACAATTGTCCCCAACGTCGGCTGGCATACACAATATCACTCGTGTCAATGCCAATAGATTGGTGTGGATCAATAAATCGAACGTTATTGGTATCCCACCAAATTTGACCCACACGTTCTTCACCCCACTTGACGCCGTAGTTGTTGAGTGGGCCAACATTGTAGGCTGCAGGATTGACCCCACCAATAAAATCAAGATTTTGTCTAACGACTCCCAATACAGTGCCTTGTAACGGATCAAAATAGTCAAAGTATTGTTTGGTATTTCCGCTGACACGATCATACATGAATACAGTGTCCATTAAAGAGATATCCACTGCCGGTTGTTGACGTCGCTTGATTTGCCAAGCTGGAAGATTGTCTAAGTTATGGTATTGCAGAACTTGTCCAAAGTTTGCGCCACTGCTGTCACCACGATCGTATCCTGGCGTGCCTACTAATAAAATACCTGTAGTATAGTCCACTGCGGTGCCAAACTGATCTAGAGATTGTAAATTATTGTTGGTAAATTGTTGGCCAAACACAAACTGCTTTGGGTTGTCAACAGATGCATTAACTGCACTCAGTGCATCAAACGAATACACTGCGCCACTGTTAAGAGTAGTGTCAGAAAAACTTGTGCTATCACTATCAAATACTGTTTGATCTAAATCAAATGTTGTTGCACGAATCATACTGCCATTTGGGGCACCTACAATTAGTGTGGTTGTGTTTTCGCTAATATACAAACCTTGGCCAAAATGTGCAAATTTTTGTGGAACTGGACTTACAATAGTTTGGGTATATGCATACGAATTCATACCAAGATCAGCAAACAACGTTCCGGTTCCTGGAAGAACTTTTAGTCGATTTCCCGGAACTGATGCACTGAAGTTTTCAACAGAAATTATAATTCGACCCGATACAACTAAAATATTTGAAGTATTATACGGTGCAGTTGTGAATATAATTTGTTGTGTAGAACTATTGTAGGTATACTCTGAACCATAATTCTGTAGTACTCCATTAACGTAAACGACAGTGCTTGTTACTGATGCGGCAGATGAATAAATGCTACCTACATCAAATATTTTTGTAGAGCCGTCACCTTCCAAGGTCAAGTTTGGAGTTAGCGTGGCAGTAATATTTGGTACTTGTGCTGCCACAATATCATCAACTAATGCACTTATAGTGGTGCCAGTTAGTTCAACATAGGTGTTGTCAAGTCTAATATATTCTCCTGCAGTGAGTACAGGGCTGGCAATGGTAGATGTTATAGATCCGTATACTTCTGTTTGATTTTGATAAAACTCAACACTGCCAGCTTCTTCTTGTATTGACGAATCAAAGGGCGATGCAATGTACACGCCGTAATCAGTTGGACATTGATCTAATTTAGATCCAAACTGATTACCTTCAGCAGGTAACACTGATTCAATTGTCTTTAACAGCGTAAATTGATTGGTTGAAATTTCAATCACATCTCCTACGTTTAATGTAGATGTAATGTTTACAAATTGATCTGCAGGATCAGTTACATCAACAGTGTATTGACCATTGATGTTCAGACCGCTTGGAATCATTACCACGCCATTTTGTGTTACAGATATAAATCCCGGTATTTCGAGGTCTTGTATGGTCTGATATTCAGTTTGTGTGGAATTGTCAACTATAAATCGTTGCGTGTTTCGGTCAAATATATAGACCACTCCAGTATTATTATCTTTGCCCGGACATCCCACAGTAACTTGACTACCATCTTGGTCGCAAGCAATACTTTGGCCAAATCTCTCCCCGCCCACTAGACCTAGACCAGTAGTGGGCAATGTTCCAACATAATTAAAGTAACTTTCACTAGAAACTGTTATCACGGCCCCGGCCGGGGGCACAGTAGTAAACACCAGAATCATTGGGTCCACAATGCTACTGTCGCTGTTAAAATCGTAGTCCATTTTAGGACGTTGCAACACGTTATCTACTTTTACTGAGAATGAGTAAATGTCAGTCACTGTTGCAAGATAATTTGTGATATTGTATTCAGTTTGAGTTGTTACTCCGGTGCCACCGCTGACAGTAAAGTCAACTATAGCACCTGTGAGAACATTAACTTCGGTAACAAACACTTGAATATTGTAGCTAAATGTCAATGCTCCGCTGGCAGCACCATTGGGTGATTGATTTAGCACAAGCTGTGTTCCGTTGGGAACTACTTCAACGTATTGCCCTTGTGTAAATCCAGTACCAACAACTATCATGCCTGGCATAATACCGGTGGTATTAGCAACTGTTATTGTAACGCCAGCGCCGCTTACATAAGAAGTCACAATAGGTGCAGGCGGAATTGCATCTGATGTGGCAACTGTGTCTTGGTTAATAGTTAAAATATCACTAACGTTATAATCTATGCCAGCGGCTGTTAAGTTTATTGTGTACACGCCCCGAACGTTGTTTACTGTAAATTCAGCACCTGATCCTGGTCCTGTGGTGGTTGCTGTAACTCCTAGCACCAATGCTTGATCCAATTGAACAACATTTCTTCTACTAATTGTTAAAAGCTTGTTGTCTGATGGAGCACCAAACAACGTTATATTAGTTGGAGTTACTGTGTAGTCAGTTGCGTATGTCAGTAACACATTGTCTAACACCACACTGATCTGATCAGGTTTGGTGTAATCAGCTACAATATAATTACTCCAGTTGTAACTTATGACAGTGCTACTTGTGAGATACTCTACTGATTGTTGTTCAACATCAACACGAGTATAAGCATGCACACGATTGAGTCCAGGTGCAGAAATATACATCCAACGCTCATTCATGCTCATCACCACAGCATAACCAAACTCGCCATTGGCAAAATCTTGATCAGGTGCGACCAATAGCTGTCGTTGTTCAAAGAAATTGCTGCCAGGTTTTACATAAATTGTAGTAACGTATCCCTGATTGGAGTTACTTTGGCTAGCGCCAATCACTGCCCATGACTGGTCACCAATATCAACTGCATTTCCGTACCCAGTTGTGTCGGTGGTATTCAATGTCAATAGAGAATTCTGTTCGTATATGTCCCGATCATTTTTTACATAACTGTATACTATACCCGGGGCACTGGCCGAATTACTAGGGTTGTAGTTTGGTGCGCCAACTAGTGCGCTCAAATTAGACAGTCCTTGGGCAACAGTTGTACCATATTGGCTGTAAGGCTCAGGTGCTTTTGGTACTAGAGTTGCGGTTTCTACAAATGGATCTGTTTTTTCCAACACAATCCAGTGCCCAGTGCCGTCATTGTCTACCCAGGCCATTACTCCTGGTAATAACTGATCAGCATAAGGCAATATGGATACGTCAGCAGGCTGTTGTACTCGGCTAGGCTGCAATGTGAGTCCAAGACCAACACCAGTTTCTGCAGTTTGAAAACCAGAAAATGTATAATCAATTACCACAGTTGTAATGGTCGGAACTGCAAGTACCTGGTACACGCCATTGATATCGTTAGAAAAATATTTGATAATTAATGTATTGCCGGCAGTGAGTCCGTGTGCTTGATTAAATGTTGCAATGCTTGCACTTTCAAGATTGTCTTCTACTTTGACTATGGTGCCCGGTACTTTCTCAGCACGGTACACAGTCCAATCATAAGTGTTCACTCGGGCAACCCAGATTGAAGTATCAACACCAATGGTATCTAATTGTGCGGCAAGTACATTATTATCTGACAGATCAAATACTGTAATATCAACATCATCTATATCAACATACCCTGCGCCCGGTAACGAATTATCTGGCGTGTTTAATGTGGTGGGCAGTATGTTAGGAGAAGTAATCTTGTAATTGCTCTTTAAAATATCTGAAACAAATACTGTTTGATCAGCCTGACTTTCTGTGTTAGGTTGGATTATTTGTACTAAACTTGGATTGCTCTCTAATTTGGCTGCTTCTAATAGAACTTCAAAGAAACTACGGTTAGCATTGGCACCATAAGTGCTACGCAACATTGCCCAGTATTCATAGATGTCATATTGTGCAACTTCTTTGCCAAGATCAGCAAAAGTAAATATTTCAGCGGCAGGTCTTGTGCCTTTACTGCCCAAAAATTGTTGATACAGTTGCACTTGGCTGACATCATCTAGGTTCAATGCTGCCATGTACTGTCGAGGCCGGAATCCAATTAACCCATAGCTAAACAAGTCAACTTCGGTTTCAAGATTGGCATTGTACACACTATAAGACAATGACAGTTGGTCACTTGCATTAGGGCTATTGGGCAACAATCCTTTTTGTATGTCGGCGTAGTCGCTTTTGATCCAAACACTATAATCAAATTTGGCAGAGGGCTGAATAATAGTGCCGGCTGACCAGTATTGATCTTTAAACAGCACAATATCACCCTTGGTATATTTGCGATTTGGCATCCATTCTTGAATATTATCTTGGTTGAGCACAAATCCCGGTGCATTAACTGTTCCGTTCCAGTCACCGCTGAGCCATCCAGATACTAGTACACGACTTTGTCGTGCACCTGTTACAGGATCATATATCAAGTCAGCAAAAATACTGCGGTTATCTAACACCATGACATGTTCAAACGCTGTAAATCGAACATTCAAGTAGTTAATGGTGTCTGCGTTTAAACTAGTAACACGCAATGTATTTTCAAAACGATCAATAACAAGATTGCCAGGTGGTATGGCTTGGCTATTTTGATTTAATATAATGCTATCAAGTCGTGGTGGTGACAAGCTTTCGGCAACCACACCCGGGCGAGTAATTGATATACGAGTGGCGCCCGGGTTAAGATTAATAATGCTACCACTAGTCCAACCCTGATTACTCCAGTACAAGAATTCCTGAGCCATTTGAGTCCAGTTCATGATGTATCCGTTTTCAGTGCCTTCAAAAGTAAATCCACGTTGAGTCAACAACTCACCATAGCTCATCAAGAAGTCGCACAGTGCGGCTCGATTAGTGAAAACAAATCCGTAAGGTACACGCACAACAGTGTTAGTATATTCAACTGGCACACGCTCTGCACTCCCGCCAGCCGAAATTGTAATTGTTACGCCAGTTGGTCGTGAAGCTAATATTTCAAAATAGCTGGCTTGACTATTGTAACCGAGCACCGCCCAGCCATCGCTGGTTGTTTGAACAATTACTGAGCTGTAAGTTGAAGATTCTAGTGGTGAGTTTTGGTACAGCAACAGCTGATAACTTTCATCTGGCAATAGCAGACTGGCATTTTGTCCAGTAGGTGTGCTACGTTCAGTATAAATTTTAAGATATCGTTTGTCAGAGAACGATGCCAGGCGCCAGCATAATTGAACATTGAGAGAATGAAGTGTGTTGGCCAACAGCTGACTACTGTCAACACCACGTTGTCGATTGTAATCAATGATCCAGTTAATGTAACTGGCTCGACTCACACCATTACCATACAGTGGTTGAATGTTTTCTGGAACAATACGATAACGTTGGTCCCACAAATATTGTTCTAGTGCATCATCGTACACATAACGATCACGATCCACAAACAAGTTAAAAAATTGTGCAGGTTTTGTTAGTGCCAACAAACGCATCACAGCAAACGGCCATGCTGAACTAGTGCGCCATGCTGATTCAACTGGTCCGTCATCACCAAATGCCCAACTGCGCCGGAAACTTGTGGAATCAAAATTACCCACCACAGCATCAAGTGGGTCGAGTAACTGGCCTTCATCACCTGATGGAATAACCTGTGTTAAGCCCGGTCTAGCATAGCGAGGATCAATTCTAGGGTTAATAGGATCTGCAATCAAACCTGCTTCAAGATCTTCCCACAACACCAAGTTGCCCGACGTGTAAGGTGCAGAACCATATTGTTCTTGCCACCATGATGGTTCTTCTGAGAAACCTAGCATTTCCCAGGGAGTTGTATTGGGTGTTGTGGTATCGTAGAAATAATTGTATATCCCTCTCCACGCACCTAGCAATGGCTGTTTGGTAAGGCGATCACCACTTTGACTATAGTTGTAAGTAAATGGATCACCGGCTAGATATGTCTGAGCAGTATAGTCTAGCTTGTTCCAACCAATCCAACTCAAGAAGTCAGGTAGTAAAATATTATTAATTTCATCTAGTGTATAGTCAGTGGTTCTAAACTGTCCGGGTACTACATCTGCTACATCCAATGGGATTGGGGATACAATCTTTAAGTTATTATAAATGCGTGTCTCAAACTCAAGCAACACCTGATCTCGGTAGTCACCAAATGCAACTGTAATACTACCATCATGACCACGAATCACTTGTGTGGGTTCGAGGTAACTTTCATCAATATAAATCACTGGTTCCCATGCAGGATACAATCCCATCTTTGTGGGTGTGTTAGGTACAAAACTTCCGTAAGTTGTGGGATACTCTCGAATAGCAACAATATCCCCAGTGGTCAACGCAACTGACAATACCACAGTTGCGGCGCCATCAGTGACTGTGTATTCTGGCCCACGTGTTAGTATTTCTCCGTTTAGGTACACCAACACACTTTGGAAATTAGATGATGTAAAATCATAAACTTGTGTGAGATCAAACGTGCCAGTAGATATGGGTGTCACAGTATAGTTTAACTGATTATATGTTTCACCAGCTGGCAACATATCGCTCCAGTAGAACGGGAACAGTTCGTTGCGACCTATAGAAATTTCTTGAGTTACTGCATCCAGTACTTGTGTTGATGTGGAGTTTACAAAATCTCCACGGCTGGCTAAATCTAATAATAATGCTTTGTATTTGTTGTATTCTTGATTGTTGTAATTTAGCGAGTTAAACAACTCATATTGCTGACGTCGTAAAAATACACCAGGCAATACTAGAGGAGAACTATGTTGTACAATTTCAATGCCGTAAGGTAAAATATTACCTAGATCTCGGCTGTTGTTGGCACCATTGATTGGTCCTTGAATTCCACGAAGATTTTGTCCTATACTTTCGTAGTGTGTGCGCACAGTTCCCAATGTAAATTCAGCACTGTTACCATTTACTGCATTATTTTCTAAGTTTAACGGTACTTGATAATAGCCAATAGAACTTGCTTGATTAGATATTACCTGAACTTCAATAATTGTGCCAACAACTGGTTGTGTTGTAAAAGTAATTACTGTGGTTGATCCAACAATGTTATAGGTATAATTGCCAGGATCAATAAACAATCCTTCAACATAAATTTGTATAGGAGGATAGATGGAATCCACATCCACTGGCACATCTAGCGTTAGTGTTGATCCGGTGTATGTAAATTGAAATACTTGGCGGCTGCGATTTTGTGCGGCTGCTGTCTGCCATCCCAATAAGTCAGAAAAACTAATTCGATCAATATATTGTCTTACAAAACCAGTGCTGATATTGAGTTCGGAGCTGGTGCTGTTTTTTACATAAACAAACGTGTCGTTGTAAAAATAATTATCAAACACAATATCGCCCACATTATTGATATTGAGATATTGTAAACTTAGCCCCAGCACAGGGTCTAAAGTTAAATTGCCGCCATCAGCATACCCAAATAATTTGCTACCAATAAATGTTGAGCTAGGATAAATTGTTCTATCACCAAAACTATAACCATTGTTGTCGTATACGTTAAACAACGGGGCTTGGTTAACGCCTGATTTTTGTTGTGCCAATTGCCATGTTACGCCATCAAACCAGTGTGTTTGGCCTCGTTGAATAGCACCGTTAATGCTGACCACTGTTTCTTCAATCAAGGGTGCACTATCAAGTGTGGGTACCAAATCAATTACCAGCGTGCCAGAGTTAATGGGATCAATAAAAGTCACTTGATAAATTCGATTGCGCACTTGAGGATCTCGGTCGGCAGCAAATATTACTCTGGTACCCTCAAGAAATGTGTATCCATCAACACCATAACCAATTTGTCCATTGATATTGCTTAGGGCATCGGTTTGTGAAAAATCAATTACGTTAACTGGGTCTTTGGCCAGTGTACCATTGTTCCAAAGACGTTGATTGGCACGAAATTCAATAATGGGTCGTCGTGCTCGTTGATCATTGTTGACCACTGGAGAGCTACCATTGATTTCCGCAGTGTAGTTAATAACATCAACATGGAACCAGCGATTACTACGGCTCCAGGCGTTACGATCTGCACTGGCACGATTTTGTGTAAGATAGTCAGGAATTAGCGGGGCATTTAGGCTGGCATCAAATGCCCCAATATCATATGCTGTGCTATCATAAGGTGTTACTGCACTCTTGGTATAAGTTTCAGGAGTGACCATTGCACTTGCAGGAATTAAACAAATACCATTACCTTCGGCTGCGCCTGCAACTGGATCTTGTGGTATGGCGGCACCTGTGGGCCCGCCAAGACCTGGGTTGAGCAAACTCTCTTCTATTGTGTCATAAATGTATTGATGATACACAGTGGTACTATGCATCAAACCAGTCATTTTTTGTCCTTGGTGAGTATGAAATGCACCAAAGTAGGCTTCGCCATTAATAAATCCAACTCTGGCAGTGATACCCGGACCTGTGCCTACACCTTCAACATAGTATTCAAGATTTTGAAATTGTGCTGGTGTTGCCGCACCGCGGAATTGCACTTTAAGCCCGTTGGTAAACACAACACCATTGGGACTGGTGTAATTCTTGGCGCCAATAATTTCATTAATGTCAATTGGCAATGTGACTGTGGAATCAACTAATCGAATTTGTCCAAAAAGTTCTGGATTTGCACTGTCTTGATAGTATAGTACATCTTGTGCCGCAGTAAGCAACGGAATTTGTTCAAAATATCCTGATGCGTCTTTGTAAAATTGTGTAGAGCTGTAGGTTTCACCGTAAAGAATGCGGAAGCGTCTAAGATTAGGTACCGATAAAATGCTCTCTAATTGCATGTATGGCAACCCATTGATACCGGTTACATAGTTAATTCTCCAAACACTGTAGCGTTGACTTTGCATGGTAATATCAACCACTGTGCTGTCATCGGTGATGATTTGCCAACCGCCGGCTTCGGCACCTTGAATGGTGTTTGTAAAAACAATTGTTCTTCCACTTAGTTGAGTAATTCCGTCAATGCCAGTTGGATATTGCGCTAAAAAATCTGCCACATAAACATTATTGACTTGGCTAAACTTGATAGTAGGTGTTACTAAATCAACTGGGGTTATCTCAACAAGATTATAATAAAAGTCCTGCGTTGTTTTTAGTGGAACATAAAATTCCACAGTGCCTTGGTCTTCACCATTGTTAACTACACCATACACATCACGGCTGCTGACATTTGGTGTTGCAGGCAACCGGCCACTGATGCCAGGCGCTGCCTGTATCCAGAAATTGTAACCCACTTGGTTAACATTAAAAGAGTAGTTGCCACCACGAGCCAATGTAATTGTGGGATTGGTTCCAGCCACACCTGAAAAAGCATAGCTAATGTCAGTGCGTGTGACATCAAAACTATCACTCAACGGAACTGCTTCTACTGCAACGTCAACTGATTCAGGGCCGCCTGGTAACCAATAATATTGACTGTAGTTTACAAATTTATCTAAGTCACAGAATGGATCCCATGAGTAATATTCACTTTCCCACAAACGATCCTGATGTGTCACATCGCCATTTTGTAATGCCAATGAATCTATAAATCCTGGATAGGTAATAGTATCTTGAACTTGTGTGGTGTTAGGTTTTAAAAACGTTACACCTGGTTCAAGTTGATAGTTACTGCGAGTTGTTGTTGGCTCTACTACATAGTTGTTTGCAGGATTAACGCCAGGACCAACACGTCGGCCAACAAAGCCTTGTGTGCGTTTGAGGTTGGGCTCTTGAGTTAATTGATCAAGTGTTGCTGCAAGAAATTTTTTGTTTGTGTCTGTACGAAAAATTTCTGGTAAGAGATCTATTGTCCTACGTGATGCCATTAATAATATCCTCCACCACTACTATTGCTACCACTACTAGTTGTGACACTTGTTGTCAACGGTTCAGTTCCAGTCTGACTGATAGTTGAGCCTGCGGCTCCTATAGTGGTCACTGGGTACAGTCCAGATACGGTTGTTTGACTGCGTATGTTGCTTTGTGTCAATGCATCAATAACTTCAACGTCGGCCACTGTGGCTGCACTGACAAATATTTCGCTAGGGGCTGAACGGATTTCATACAAGTCGCCAAACGTTTTTAAAGGGTTTAGTGGTACCAGCACTACTGAACTTATGATTGATCCCAGCTGTCTGTGCAAGTATGCAGCCAGTTCTGAGAAAAAGAAGTTGTCTCCAAAATCCCATTTGTCAATACTAAAATAACTGTTGATGTTGGCTATAACCTGACTTTTGATTTCGGTATCCGACACTACTGTGTTTTGTGCTCGCACAACTTTGATAGTTGCACGTAATTCAGCTGGTGCCTTGGCTCCAAATAGTGGCTTAAACACAACTGAGTTTAGTACAATATTGTCACTTATCATTTTATAATCATTCAACCCTGAGTAAGCAGTAGAAAGTTCAGCAATAGTTGGCGGTGCTGGTTCAGCAACTGTGCCTGTGGTATCTTTAATATAATTTTGATATTCGGTATAGTAGCTGTTGGTCACTAGATACATATCAATAATGTTTGTAACGCCAGGATCAATAATATTTGTCAATGGGCTGTTATGCCGATATTGGAATCCCAGGCCACCGCGCCCAACTAGTGTTTTATAATCAGTGCGCTCGGTCAACGTGCGTTGTAAAATACCATTTATAATGGTTATCACAAGCTCGTAAAACAATCCGCTTTGATATGCATAAAAAATTTGTCCGTTGACAAATTCGCTTTTGACAACTTCAATTGCATCTTTAGTAGCAAACGAACTATTAACCACGCCCGGATCTAATGGCAAATATCTTTCAAGGTCGTCAAAGTCAGTCACTTGTTGGAAAAACACCCAAGGAGATGTTGCAGTAGGTGTTGTGGGAACTATGCCGACAATTTCATCAAAGAAATCTGGGTTATCGGCAATGCCGTCGGCGTCGCTGTCTCGGAAGCTAATAAGAACTTCGTAGTCATTGACAAATCCGTCACTTTGAATTGGTTGTCCGATGATATCTGTTGTGATGTCAGATGGTAACGGTACGTTACTATCTGGTCTAGAGTTGGTTTTTAATACTCTAACAAAATCATTGATGACTAAACCAGTTTTGCTGTCATATACTTCACCGCTACCACCATAGAAGAAACGAGTTTGTAGAACTGATGCAAATTTATAATCTAGTCCTCGAGTTATCACAACATAGCTTTCGCCGTCGGTTGTGAATTGTACCAGCCATGACGCATCAAGATTTAAGCCTTGTGTGTTCTGAGCATAGCTGCGACTAAATGACGCATCTTGTGCTAGGTTAGTACTGGTAATCAAATACCAAGTGGCAGTGAGATTGTTATAACCTAATCCAAAATTACGATACAATTCAATTTGTTGTATCATGCTTTGTTCTAAACTGGTGGGCAAATTATCAACAAATTTAGGAATTACAACATCAGCCAATGCGCCCGTGGGCACAAAATTATTCAAAGTTACTGGTCCAGTGCCGTCTGGTAAATTACCAGCCCCTTGAGAAGTACCTTCTAGTATTACTGCAGATACTGCGGCCCAGATCACTAGTTTTTCATCAGCTCGTGTTGGAGTGCCAGTTTGAAGTCTGTTGGTTGCATCAAAATATTTGCCAGCCGGTGGAATAAATTTAATCAAACTTCCCACAGTAACGTACTGAGCATTATTGCTAGTATATGGGCCAATACTCAATGGTGATGACGCATTGTTTTGATAGAAGTAGCCGGTGGTTTCATTTACTAAACTAGTGCTCTGACTCCAGCCAGCATTTAACACTGTGAGAGGTGGTCTTGGGAAGTTGCCAAGTTTGTAGTAAAACTGCAACATGCTTCTACCAGCAACCGTGGGTTCTACTGAGTTGACAATCACATCTACAATTTCATTTCGTGTGGCCCAAGCAAAATCAAAACTTGGCAAAACATTTTCACGATAGATTGCACCGTCACTGGCAAAAATGTTTGTGCTGGAATATTTTCCAGTGATGTCTGTAAGATCAATATAGCGACTTGTGCCAGTAGAACTACGTGCTAATGCCTTGCTCTTGATAATAGAGTTATACAATGTAAACGGGAAGTTGTTGTAATCTTCTCCGTTGACCATGCGATTTTGCGTGTAGTAACGTGCAGGAGCACGTTGTTTAATTTCGTCAATTGATTCACGTGCTTGTGCATTAGTAACTGGTGTTGTAATACCACATGTAAACGTGATAGTTTCCAGTCGACCTGCTCGGCTAATGTAGCTGATAGGTACAACAATATTTTGCATTTCCTCAGGATTGATAATGTATTGCAATCCGTTAGAAGCACGTACATAAGTGCGGAACAATCCAACTGGAACACTGGAGAATACGCCATCACCAAAGGTCAAAGTAATTTGATCATTGGCACGACTTGTGATACTATAGAGTTCACGTTGGTCAGGAGCCAGTTGTTCAACTGCGCCGGCAAAAATATTGCTGACAAATTTCCATTCTGATGCAACACTGCCTAGTTCATCTAGTTTGTATAACCAGTGATCATTCTCGTTACACCCTTCAATGTTGATGTTGACTGTTCGGTTGGGAATAGCCTCAGACAAGTTAAAGTCTTGACTTTGTAATACACCTTGCTTGAACAAGAAAAAGAAACCAGTGTTGTCTGAACCAAATCCTTGACTATCATTACGGTACAAAATGTTAAATGCACCATTGGGCTGTGGTGGAGGTTCGTACACATATTCTCGACCAATGCTTGTGCCACTTACCACTTCAAACGGCATGTTAATGCCATCTACAATTGATGCATACGGAATTACAGGAAGAAATCCAGGAATAAGATTTATGGTATATTCATCAGTACCAACTCCCAGGATAGTTTGCTTGTTGCCCGGACGGCCAAATTTTTGACTATCAACTAGTGCGGCATTGACGATGGCTGTGAACTGTTCGAGCCAACTGGGGTTGGTAGGATCATTCCAATTAACTGTGACGTTTGCTAGGTTAATACTGTTGTAGTCAGTGACACTTTCAGTAGTTGATACTGAATTTACTTTGATGTATCCCTGCGATTCTGTATTACGTTTGGGTGTGTAACTTACTAGATTGGCAAGACGCACAACCGAGTCTCTACGTTCAGCAGTGTCTAGAAAGTTTTCACGAGCATTTAAATCATTACGGAATGCAAGTGATTGGCCCATGAAAGCCATAACATCAAGCAAGGCGATAAATTCACTTGATTCAATATAGTCGTTAAAGGTTTCTGGATAATAAAGACGTAAGTAGTCCACAAAACTCTTGCGTAGAGTTTCAAAATCGTAGGACTGGAAATCGGCTTCCCGGTAGGTTTGGTAGAGACGTTTCCAGTCCTCTACCCCAAATATTGCTGTTTGTCGTGTGGTCTTGGCCATGATTACTCGCTGTTCGAGTATTTATGTGGCAAATAAAGTACCGAGTTTTAGATAAAGCTTGCTCTGCGACTTTCCTGATCAAAGAAAATCGCCAGGCGTTCAGCCGTACTGCTGGATACAACTTGTACTTGAACTTCAATCAGTACACCGTTGTCTTGTGGGTATACTTGAGTATCAGAAATATATATTCTAGGATCTCCACCTGCCACACGCTGTACTTCAGCTAGTATTGACGCCATTGTTGTGGGTGTTTGATTTTCAAACACATAACTCCACAATGTGGTTCCATATCCTGGACGTCCAGGTAATTCGCCCTGTTGTATGTTAAATGCGTTGGAAAGATCACGTTTTATCAGTTCAAAATCAGTAAGTGTGAACTTTTTAAATTGATCTATTGTGTTGAATCCAATGAATGTAGGCATGACTATATTTATGTACGTTCTATTGGCTTATAATTAGGTGGGTCAATTTTTTGATCATCTAATACTGCCACAATTTTAGCATCCAATGCGTCACGATTTACTGTATTAGATTCGTTGTTTGGTGTTTTTGCAAAACCAGCAAATTCTCCCACTTTATCTTCAACAAATTTTGTAGAGAATTGCGCACTCTTTGCTGTATTCAACATGTTTGTTTTAAGATTATTTGGTGCTGTCCCTTTAACTAGACTGGCTACTGCTCCAACACCATACGCTGTGGCCATGCCTGTCAATGCCGATAAGGAAGACAGTGGTTCTTTGCCTGTGGCAATTCCAGATGTTTTTAAGCCCTGCAATGTGGTGTTCATCAATGCTTGTTGAGTGTTAACTTGTAGTTTATCATTGCCCAACAAACTGGTTAAACTGATGACGCCACTTGCACCAGTCCATACTGTAGGAGATGCCAACATGGCATTAATTTTGTTGCTTTGTGCAACTTGTTGAGCAGTAACATTGCCCCCAGTGGCATTGATGCGCTTGGCTTCGGCCGCGTCAGCCGCAGTGGGAGCAGGCACAGGTGCGGCGTTTAATTGGGCCAGCGTTCCAGGTTTAAGAAACTTTGAAGCTTCTAATTTTGCAGGTGTGAACCCAAACTGTCCTATTCCCTTGTCCACACTGACTGCTGTTGATGCCTGATTTGTGGCTGTTTTGGCCTGTGCAAGTAGTCCTGTTACTTCTGCCTTGTTCAAATCTCCAACCTTGGCCGACGCAATTGGTGTAGTCAATACTGCTGACGCTGTTACCGGATTTGTGACTGCTTGCGTTGCAGTGGGCGCCAGTGCTTTGGTCACCGCAGGAGATGCAGGAGTGCTAGAGTCTGCTTCAAAACTAACTGATACTGGTAAACCAGTATCAGTTAATTTAGTATCATCTAATGTGTATTCAGTTATGGGTTTGGGTGCATCCACGCTCTCAGGAGCCGCGCCGCTGTTGAGGTTGATAGGTTGTGCTTTAAAACTCAGTGCACCCGATGCTTTCCAACCGCCCTGTGCGCTTTGCAATGCAATAGTGCCATCACTAAGAACACCCACTTTGGTTTTACTGTAAATTGTAAAATCAGTTGTGCTGGAAAGTTTTATAGATTCTTGGCTTTCAATTTGAATATTTTTGCCGCGTATGTTGAGATTTTCGCCAGCATTGATATTGATATTTTTATCAGCGTGTAAATTAATTTCACCTTGACTACGAACGTTTACAGAGTTTGTGCTGTAGACATCTATTGTACCTTCGCTGCCTAGTTCAATCCAAGCTTGTCCATTGGCAGCAATGATATACAAGCAATCAGCTTCATCACTCATGGTGATTTGATGACCTTTGGCGGTGCGAATTCGTATAAGATTGTCTCTACCAATCAAGTCACCGTCATCCATGACTATGCTGTGACCTCCTCGACGACCTTCTATTCTAACATCTGTAAATTTAAGTTTGCCCGAGTCTAGCTGTTGCTTGATGTCTTTGTCCAGCAAGCCACCTTCGTATATGGGACGGCCTGGGGTTGACATACCAAATACTGCACTGGGGCTTTCACGTTGCGAACTGGAAGAAATTGGTCCACGAATATAATCTCCCAGCAAACCCTGATTGTACAACATAGCATACACATAATCGTGTACAGGTTTGGGTTGTGCAAAAAATCTTGGATTATCATATGTGGCAGTGTTTTCACTATTGATTTCTACCACAGGCAATTGTTTGGCATTGGCAGTGTCAATTTCTGCTGTCATGGCAGCGTTCTTGGACACAAATTTTCCAGTAGCACCCACAGCAGGAATCATGTGTGTTGAACCTGGCTCGGGCACACATCCAATATAGTAACCTTGATTTGGATCTCCTGCTACAAAGAAACAAATAACTTGAGTGCCAATGTCGGGTGGGGTAAACCACATGCCATAACTTTGTTGATTACCTTTGTAGCTACCAGGGCCAGCACTGCTAGATGCATTGTTTCTGGGTGTTACTCCATAAAAAGGTGGAACGTACATCACAGTACGCCAAAGGTCTTTATTTGCAGGATCTTTACCGGCAAATTGTTCTATGTAAACCTGTAGTCGTCCACTACGTGCAGAGTCAACATTGTTTTTGACAACACCAATGTATGGACCAAACTCTGTGGGCATACCCCCACGATCAAATTTGTAACTGCTCCCACGGCCTTGACTGCGTTGAATATTATTTGACATTGGTTAACTCTTATTGATCTTTCACTATGCCGTTGTTGGTAGTGATTCTGATACCTGGCAACGCCTCACCTGCGTAGTTGTTGGTGCCCGACGCAAACGCAGACCTAGCAATTTCTAAAGCTGCCGCAGGTGTTGCACCTCCACGACGAGCTGTGATATACGCAGGACTAGCTTGCAATTGAGATAGGGTTGGTTGTACTACAACTGCAGGAGGTCTTAAAATTTGATCTGTTCCCTTGGCCAGAGATGATGTGGGTTTTGTACCTGTGACTGAAGTAGTTGGTATTGATGGTAATCCATTGGCTGCAGATGCCAGTCGTTCAAGTCTAGCTGTCTCGGCAGCAGACTGATTTTCAGTTGTGGTTGTGGTTGTGGTAGTTGTGACAGCGTCTTGTTTTACTTGAGCAATTGGGTCAGGAAATATCAACAAAACTCCTTCTAGTTCTTGTGTAAATCTTCCTTGTCGGAAATTGCTGGTAACAATTGTAGCTTTGTAAATGTAACTTTGTGATTTAACATTTGTGCCAGAAACTTTCATAACACCCGACTGTAGGTCATAGTCAGCTGGTTTGTTGAAATTGATTTCAAACAATGCTTCACGTGCATCAAAATTTATTGTGCCATCAGGTAAAAATGCATCAAAATATGCATCGTAATTTTCGTTATCAACTTTCTTGGTACTGCGTACACCAGACCATACTTCACCTTGTTGTATCCAAGCAGGATCACCCACAATTGTAAGTTTTACTCGACCTTGGTCGGCTGGGCTGTACAAGTAGTCTGCGGCGTTGGCACCAGGCTCATTACGATTACCCTTTTCGCCTTGATTGGTTTGAGGACTGTTGGGTGCAAACAATCGTTTTTCTATTTCTCGATAGTCAGATGTATTCTTAGTTGTCTGTGGAGACTGTCGACTGTTCACTGTGATATAATAGAGATAGTTAAAATCTTGTTCAAAATTCAGTATGGATACATTTTCTCCAGTGAACCAGTAATTGTATTTTTTCTGTGCGCCACGAAATTTTCCTTTGGGGAAATATTCGCTCTTGATATCATTAATGGCATAAGGTGCAATCTCATAAGTGATCTCATAGGCATCATCATTGCGTTTGGGATCTTTTTTAATGGGCTTGGCTTCTACGCCAATCCTGTACCATGCAAATGCTTGAGCCCCTGTGCCTTGTGGTATTACTTTGCCATCTTTGTCAATGATTTTGGTTTGTTGTTTGTAGATGTAATCACTACTGCGTATAGCAAGATCAATGAATTGCACAATGCTCATACCAGCAGTGGCACTGACTGTTTTGGCATTGTTGCTCATGCTTTGTTTGGTGCCATCTTTGGCCTGTGCCGCAGTGGTTGCATCAACCATGGGTGCTGCCAAGCGATTAATTTGACCTGGTGGTACAATACTGGCGTTGGCAATTTCAGGATGACTAATTATAATTTTGTATCTATCGGCCACATCATATGTGTTGCTTGTGACTTGTTCTGCTTGAAACTTGTTCAGGGCCTGAACAAGACCACTGTTTAGTGTGGGGTTGGGTGCAGCCGCTGCCTTGTCTGGAGAAGCTGTTACTCCGGGTTTGGTATAGTTTATATTTCCATTGAACAAATTTTGCA